TTCGCTAGGCGTTCACCCTGTGTTACCCACTTATTCACCGGGTGGCATTAAAACAGGGTTGCTGCCACCGGAATCGACCTGTAAAAAGTAGTCATCTTCGATAGGTGCGACCGCAGAGAGCGGCAGGAAACCGGCCAATAGGCCGATTTTTTATTGCCTGGCTTTTTTGCCTTTCCCCAAGTTTGCGTAGAGAAACCCGCACGCCCAGACAAGCCCGCCGATACTCAGTACGTTGAGTATCAGGTTGATTATTTCGTAGCGTGAGATCGGGGCCTGACTGTGAGCGAATTGGACGATTTCTTGTCCGTATACGCCAATCAGCAGTATCAGAATTAGGTAGAAAACGATGATTACGAGGGTTGAGCTAACTGCGCGTATTCCCTCGCGCAATTGTGCTCTCCTGTCTGGTGCGAGCGCATACAGGCCCAAAATCACTCCAATCACTGCGCATATCGTTTGAATCCAATCATGTACTGACAAGGGCCAATCCTTTCTTAGGTGTGTTTGGACCAAATCATATTTGATGGTGCGATTCGACGCAGTCGATTCGCTAGTAACTTCTGAGAACCCCTAGAGAGATACGTAAATGACAACAGAGCAACAAGCGCTGGCAGAGATGCCGATCTGGTTAGTGATCGTCCTGGCTCTGGTCGGTGGCGTATCAGGGGAGATGTGGCGGGCGGACAAGGAGGGGGCGCGGGGCTGGGCATTGTTGCGCAGGCTCGCGCTTCGGTCGGGTGCCTGCATTGTCTGCGGGGTGACGGCGATGATGCTGATGATCGCTGCCGGCATGTCGCTCTGGACGGCGGGCGCCTTAGGATGCCTGACGGCGATGGCCGGTGCGGATGTGGCCATCGGGTTGTACGAACGATGGGCCGCCAAACGGCTTGGCGTGTGCGATGCCCCGCGGAATGGCGGCGGATAGTTCTGAAATCGCCGGGGACCCTGGGGTTATCCGGTGGGTACGGGGTCGGAAACCCGCGGGAAAGTGTTAGCGGAAGGGTTGCCAGCTTACTGAAATTCAATCCATTGAAATTGAAAGGTTTGCATTGAAAAGCCGTTGAAAAGGAGGGCTTATGACAGAACCAATGTACCTGTCAAAGAGCGCCTTCGCGGCTCGCATTGGCAGGGCGCCGAGTTACATCACCTGGTTGAAAAACAACAACAGACTGGTACTCACCGCCGATGGTAAACAGGTCGATGTCACGGCCAGCGAAGCGTTGATTCGCGACACTGCTGACCCGAGCAAAACCGCCGTCGCGGATCGCCACCATCAAGACCGGCTTCAGCGTGACGTGTACAGCCAGTTATCCAGTCACGTCGAGCCGACTTCAACGGCTGCGCCGCCGCCCACTATGACCTCAGCGTCAGCGGTGCCCGACTTCCAGAAAGCCCGCGCACTGCGCGAACACAACCTGGCCCAACTCGCAGAGATCGAGTTGCACAAGGCCAAGGGCTCACTGGTGTCGGCAACGTCGGTCCAGACCGGTGCTTACAACGCCGGCCGCATGCTCCGTGATCAACTGCTCGGCATGCCGCCGCAGTTGGCTCCGGAATTGGCCTCCATGACCGACCCTTGGGAAATTGAGAAACACCTGACAGCGGCCATCCGCCGCTCGCTGGAAGATGCCGAGCGCATGTCTTCAGTGGACCTTGAACACGCACTGACCCCGAGTTGACCTTATGCCCACGGAAATCCCTGACGGTGCAGAGGTGTACCGCGAGGCGTATTTCCGAGGGCTACGGCCCGACCCGGACGTTTGGATCGATCAGTGGGCCGATGAGTACATGCGCATCCCGCGTGACACCGGCGCCGCTGAGCCCGGCCAATACCGCACCTCGCGAACGCCGTATGCCCGCGAGCCCATGCGTTGCCTGTCACCGGCTCACCCCTGCAAGCGGGTGATCACCATGGTTGCGTCGCAGCTGATGAAAACCCAGATCGGTCTGAACTGGATTGGCGGACTGATGCACATGGCGCCGTCGAATATCCTGGCGCTGCTGCCCAGTCTGGGCCTGGCCAAGCGTGTGTCGTCCCGGATCGGTAAAACGATCAAGGCGACTCCGGTGCTACGCGAACGTGTCGCGGCCAGCCGCTCGCGTGATTCGCGCAACACCATGGACACCAAGGAGTTCGAGGGCGGTACGTTGTACGTCACCACCGCGGGCTCGGCGGCGAACTTGTCGGAGCTGTCGGCACGCTACGTGTACGGCGACGAAATCGATCGCTGGGAAGTGGACATCGGCGAGGAGGGCGACCCGATCGAACTGGCGGAAACCCGGGGCAGTACCTTCGGTCGCAATGCCAAGTTCTACTTTTCCAGCTCGCCAACGATCAAGGGCGCTTCGCGGATCTCCGATCTGTTCGACGGCAGCGACCAGCGTCACTACTACGTGCCATGCCCATCGTGCGGGCACATGCAGACCCTGGATTGGGAGCGTTTGCATTATTCGAAAGACTTTAGCGTGGTGCACTACCAGTGCGCTGATCCTGACTGTGACGTGCTGATCGAGGAATACCACAAGGGCGAGATGCTCACCAACGGCGAATGGCGTGCCCATGCCGAGGGCGACGGCGAGACCGTTGGCTTTCATCTCAACGCGCTGTATTCGCCGCTCGGCTGGATGGACTGGAAGTCGCTGGCCAAGCAGTTCGAGAAAGCGAAAAAGGCCCAGGCCAAGGGCGACCTTGAGCCGATGCAGGTGTTCTATAACACGCGTCTGGCCAAGGTCTGGGACGCCGCTCAAGAGCAAACCAAAGCCGATGTGCTGCGAGCGCGGGCGCGGCTGGAAAGCTTCACCCTCGGTTCGTTGCCTGCTGCCGTGCTGATGGTTACGGGAGCTGTCGACGTTCAGGCCAACCGCCTGGAGTTCATGGCGATGGGCTGGGGCGTCGGCATGGAGCGTTGGGTGGTGGATTACCAGGTAGTCTCGGGCGATCCGGCAGACGAGCGCACCTGGGCGGCACTGGACGAACTGCTCAAAGCCAAGTACCGCCATCCCTGCGGTGTCGGCCTTGGCATTCTCGCCGTGGCCGTCGACTCCGGTGGTCACCATACCGACGAGGTCTATCAGTTCTGCCGCGTCCGTCGCTGGCGCAACGTGTTCGCCATCAAGGGTGCGAGCAAGCCCGGCAAGCCTGTGATCGCTCAGCGCCCGTCGATGGTCGACGTGACCTGGAAAGGCCAAACCGAACGCAACGGCGCCGAGCTTTGGTTCGTCGGTACCGACACTGCGAAGGACTGGATTTACAACCGTTATCCGTTCGAAGCCGGCACAGGTGCGCTGCACTTCGCCAATGACCTGCCAGACGAGTTCTTCGACCAATGTGTTGCGGAGCGCAAGGTTGCGCGCTACATCCGGGGTCACAAGCGTATCGAGTGGGTCAAGGGAAAAGCCGAACGAAACGAAGCGCTGGACTTGATGGTGTACTGCCTGGCCATGGCGCATTACCTCGGACTGAACCGTTACAAGGAGCACGACTGGGAGCGCGTGCGTCAGTCCCTGGCGCAGTCGGGTCTGTTCGACGACGCCTTGGGCATCAAACCGGTTCAAGGCGAACGCGTCACCGCTTCAACTCCACCAGCTGCTTCTCAACCGGCACCACAATCCACTGTTGCGGTCGTGCAACCGCGACCGGCAGCACCACCCCCTCAACGCCGCAGCTCCACCAGCGGATACCTTAAGCGTCGCTGATCTAAGGAAGGCCTACTACCGGACCAATGAGTTTGATTCCTAGGGATAGTGCCTCTTTCACTAGATTTTTCAGGGTGTCTTTCCCTTCTTCTTTTGCAGCTTCTACAAGCTGTTCCCCAATAGACGGACCAGCGTTAAGGCTTGATGGGCTGCCTTTGAGCACCTCCAACCCCTTTGCGGTGAGAACAACGTCATTTGAGTAGCTGTTTTTTTTATCTGGGCTGTTGGTGTATCCAGCCGATGCCAGCCATTGGGTGGTGGCATAGAAGAATCTGATGTGATGCAAACGTCCATCAGAGTCTACGTCGCCACCTTCCCTGATAGTAGGCGGCAAGAAATCCTTGGAGTTGAGGTCGATTGGGATGGGGAAATTTTCGTAGAGCCGCGCAAAAATCTTCCCAGCAAATTCGTCGAACAACTCGATGTTCGATGAGGCCATGACTCTTACCTGCACAAGTAGGTGTGTTTTGTATCGCACATCCTATACCTCTGAAGAGACGCTGATATGTCATTTACCCAGAAGCACCTCGACGCGGTTGAGGCGGCCATCGCTCGCGGTGAAAAAACCGTGCGCTACACCGACCGCACCGTGGAGTACCGCACCGTTGACGAGTTGCTCAAGGCTCGCGAAGAAATCCGCACATCGTTGATCAACGCTGCCGGGCCACGCTCGCGCGTGGTTCGGCTGTACCACGGGGGCAAAGGACTCTGATGGCCCGCTATCCGACGCTCACCCGTAACGGATTCGTGTTGCCTTCGAACATCAAGGCCAGTTACGAAGGCGCCGGGGAGGGCCGACGTTCCACTGGCTGGGATGCTCCCGACAACGGAATCAACAGCATCAACACCCCGGCGCTGCGCAACTTGCGATCACGGTCCCGGG